GAGCAACAGCCTTCTAAGCTGTGGGTCGTGGGTTCGAATCCCGCCCGGATCACAAGCCTGTCACACCCTGACAGGCTTTTTTTATACATATCAACCACTTACCACCATTTTCACCCATTCCCAAAAACAAAAAAACACCCCCAAAATGTCACCTTTTGCCCAAAATGTTGTACCATGGTTGTACCGTACAAAAAAGAACCCTAAATTTGTTGTACCGTAATATCAGTTATTAAGAAATCCTTAACAACTGAAAAGACCGCATTGCTATGAACCTAAACTACAAATTCGTCCACGCCCGAAAAGGGTTTCGGGAAGATGGCACCGCCTTGGTCCAACTTCGCGTTACCTTAAAGCGAAAAACCAAATACTTTTCCACCGGGCTGTACCTGAAAAAAAACCAGTGGAACACGGCCGGGCACGTTGTGAAACACCCGCAGGTGGAAATCTACAACCAGATTTTGAGCGACATCAGCACCCGGATTAACAATTACACATTCGCCTGTTATCAGAATAAACGTGAGCCGTCCATCGACGAACTGTCAGGTATTATCAACAACAGCAACTACGATAGTTTTATCGAATTTTGCGACAATCTTCCCCAGGATGATCGTTTGAAAAGCAGCACCCGGCATCAACTTGCCAGTTTCACCCGGTTGCTTCGCGGTTTCGGAAAAATCGAATCATTCTCCGACATATCAATAGAGACCATCCGCCAGTTTGATGAATATCTCTATCGAAAGAAATACCACCCGAATACGATCCGGAAGAAACACGCCATTTTGCGCCGGTACATCAATAAGGCCATCGAAACCGGCCGAATGAAAGAAACCCCTTACAGACATTTCACCATGCCCCGCGGCGTAGACGTCCGCCGAAAATATTTGTCCTGGGAAAACCTCAATGCTATTATTGAAAAAGAAATGCCCAATCAGCGCCTGGAAGTTGTAAAGGATATGTTCCTATTTAGTTGTTTCACCGGTTTGGCCTATGCCGACGTCAGGGAACTGGGCCCCGGCGATTTTTACACCCACAACGGCACCATGTTCATCATTACAGCCCGGAAGAAGACCGAAGAAGAATCCGCCATTCCACTCATGCCAGAAGCGGCCGCCATTGTCGAAAAGTACAACGATCCCAAAGCCGACCGTTTGCTTCCAATTCCTTCCAATCAGCGAATGAATAGTTACCTGAAAGAGATCCAGACCCTGTGTAATATTTCCATCGAACTCACCACCCACGTTGCTCGACATACATTTGCCACAACCGTCACACTCGAAAACGGGGTCCCTATCGAAACGGTTTCCCGGATGCTGGGCCACAGCAAGCTGTCAACAACGCAAATATATGCCCGAATCACCCGCCAAAAGCTGGCTGATGACATGCAGGCCCTTCAGGATAAAATGAGAAAAAATCACCGATGAAATCCTATAGAACTCACATAGAATTACCAGCTCCAAAATCACCCCGGAAATTCTGTAAAACTCACATAGAATTTGTCGCTTCAAAATGACCCCGGAAATCCTATGGAACTCACATAGGATTACCAGCTCCAAAATGACCCCGGAAATCCTATAGAACTCACACAGGATTTGCAGTTCCAAAATCACCCCGGAAATCCTATAGAACTCACATAGAATTACCAGCTCCAAAATGACCCCGGAAATTCTATGGAAGTAAAATACAATTTGCAGCTTAAAAACTACCCCGGAAATTCTATGAAACTCACATAGAATTTTCAGCTCCAAAATTACCCCCTAAATTCTGTAGAAGTGAAATACAATTTCCCAGGCCAAAACTACCCCGGAAATTCTGTGAAACTCACATAGAATTACCAGCTCCAAAATTACCCCCTAAATTTTATGGAAGTGAAATACAATTTAGCAAGATAAAACTACCCCCTAAATCCTATAGAACTCTCATAAAATTTGTCGATTCAAAATGACCCCGGAAATTCTATGGAAGTGAAATACAATTTCCCAGGTCAAAACTACTTCGGAAATTCTATAGAACTCACATAGAATTACCAGCTCCAAAATGACCCCCTAAAATCTATGGAAGTGAAATACAATTTAGCAGGCCAAAATGACCTCGGAAATTCTATAGAACTCACATAGAATTACCAGCTTCAAAACTACCCCGGAAATTCTGTGGAAGTGAAATACAATTTTCCAGGCCAAAATCACCCTGGAAATTCTGTGAAACTCACATAGAATTTGTCGCTCCAAAATCACCCCCTAAATTCTATAGAACTCACACAGAATTTCCAGCTTCAAAATGACCCCGGAAATCCTATGAAACTCACATAGAATTACCAGCTCCAAAATGACCCCCTAAATTCTATAGAACTCACACAAAATTTCCAGCTCCAAAATGACCCATTAAGTCCTATGGAAGTAAAATACAATTTCCCAGGCCAAAATCACCCCGGAAATCCTGTGAAACTCACATAGGATTTTCAGCTCTCGCATCACCCGCCAAAAGCTGGCTGATGACATGCAGGTTCTTCAGAATAAAATGAATTCAAAAAAAAATCCCTAATTTTGATTAAATCAAACTGATAACTTATGAAAAAACTAACAGCCCTTATTTTCGTACTCATGATCGCATTTTCGGCCTTTTCTCAAAGGGTGGGCGATGATGTCTACTATTCAGGAAAAGCAAAGCAGAGTGCATTTTCTGTTGAAATTTCGGACGCGTCAGCCGAAGAAAACGCCGCGGCTATTGCAAACATGCAATATTGCCTTGACCGGTTTCAGGAACAGCAAAAAATTGCTACTTACATTTCGATCTTAGGGGGCGCATTTGCCGCCTTAGGGCCTACAACAATGCCCGATTCTAATGTCCCGTATTACGTAGGGGGCGGAATAAGCCTCACGGGATTCGTATTTTATTTAGATTCTTTTAAATGGTTGCAACGGGCATCGGTGCAACCCAATAAAGACGGAATGTCTTTCATCTTTGAATTTTAAATACAAAACCCCGCGGGCAACCACACCCGCGGGGTTTTTCTTCGTAACTCACGCAACGTTTACGAAGTATTTTTGATTAAATATACGCCAATTACCAGTCTTCTTCAAATTTTTTAGGTTCTGTTAAATTTGCGCCAAACTACCCGGAGTTTCTCATGTTCCCCGGATTGGTCCCCCTAATATTTCGAACTTCTTTCATCAATTCATCATATTTATCTCGTAACCACTTGTTTTCATCTTCCAGGTGCCGGGCATATTTGTCGTCACTTTTACCGTATTGTAATTGACTTTCAGCTACGACACTTTTTTCGCTGTTCTCACCAAATATTTCGCCATTTCCGGCAATAAGCCAGTTTAAATTGACGTTATGTTTGACATGAATGTTGTAAAGAAACGCAACTGGCAACGCCGTCACTTCGCTGTTTTTCAATCTGCTGATTGTCCTTGTACTCACATCACAACTTTGAGCAACCTGCATATCTCTCAGGTTAAGCATTTTAATTACTTTTTTAAATCTCTCATTCATAGCAATATGTGTAAAAAACAAAATTTTGCGCTAAATTTAACACGTCAAATGTTGCATTTACGCAACTTCTGTCTTATATTTGTATCGTGTTCCTGAAACAAATGTAACAAAAAAGGACGCCACCGGCAATAACACAATGATGCTATGAAGACAAATCAGATTTTAACACGTCAAATGGGTGAATTTATCGTTCACCAACGAACCAAGGATGGCATGTTCAACGCTACTGACTTGTTAGGTCAATGGAACAACCATTCTGGTCAGCAAAAACAAATGAGCCATTTTCTTGAAAATAACTCAACAAAAGAGTTTATTCAAACAATTGAAGATGAGCAGGATTTTAAAGAACGGAATTCCGTTCTTTCGAAAACTCGAGGCAAACAAGGCGGAACCTGGATGCACCCTTTCCTTTTTATTGACTTCGCTATGTGGTTAAATCCCCGGTTCAAATACCAGGTCATCAAATTCGTTTACGACGAACTCATAAAGTACCGCCACGAAGCCGGCGATGCATACCGTCAGATGACTTCTTCCCTGAAAAAAATCGTACCCCCGGACCAACTCACAAAAAGCATTCAGGAAATTGCCAAAGCGATCAATTACATTGTTTACGACAGTCACGCCCCTGGCATTCGCAACCATCGCGCCGAAGAAGAAAAGGCCCGCGAACTGGCAGAGATTGAAAGAGACATTGCCAAATTTATCGATTTGGGTTTTATCGACAACTACGATTCCCTCATTAACCATCTTCGAAGGCGATGGACAGATAAGTATGTACCAGCCATTGTATAACTCACTAACAACCTCACAAATGATCCTTGAACAAAAAGCACGTGTAAACTTTAAAGACGCCTATGACAGTCTCCCCCGAAATCTTCAACCACAATTCCGGCATACTGTCATGGCCTCACAAAAGTGGGATCACCGACAAAGATTTTACTTAGCCATCAGCGGTAAAAAATGGCTGTCAAAACAGCAAATCGAAGAGATAAAAGCGATTTTCCGCCAATTTGGGCAGGAAATCAATTAATAACCTATAAAAACTCACGCAACATGCAACTCAACGATTTAGTAATCATCACCAGAAAGCCGCAAGGCCGCCACATTCCCGATCAGGTCATTGGCCGCCGCGCTCGCGTTGTCAAACTTCACAAATACAACAATGTTGATGTAATGCTTTTAGAGCCTTATCGCGACGTTAAAACCCTTCCCCTGATGCCACCGTCGGCCCTGGAGAAAATCGACACAGGACAGGCCCCGGAACAGGCAATAATGAAGCGAATTGATCAGGAGATCCGCAACATCTCCGATATCATTAAGGAAACCACCGATCCGGACGCCCGAATGAGATTGCACGCCCGCCGGGCATCCCTTATTCCGTTCCGGTCATGAGACCAGCCATCACACCGCGCGAAATGCAGATATGGTCAATGGTAGTGGATGGAAGAACGAAAAAGGAAATTGCCTGCAACCTGGGCCGATCTTACCACACCGTCAATCAGCTTTACCGGAATCTCTACCAAAAACTCAATATCTGCAAGGAAACGGACCTGGTCCGGGAGTGGTTCATCTATCATGCCATTGTGACAAAAGACGAACTATCCCGCGCCATACGCCATCACGCCGCCCCGGCCATCATGTTTTTTCTAATGATCACAGCCGCGCAAATTACTTTAGATACCCCGGCCGTAAGGGCCCGAACAACATCACGAACCGTTAGCCGGACATCCAGCCGATCAGGCAGCCGGCGCAAAAAAGCCACCTATTATGCTTAACACCATTTTTCACATACTCGTCCTGGTCATCATGACCAGTTCAATTGCCTGGATGGCAATTAAGACAATAAAAGATGTAAAAAAACTCTTCAAAAATCACTTGTAATGAGCCAAACCAATAACCATCCGCCAGTCGGGGCCGAAATCGACCCCCCGGTTTCCGAAATTCAAACCGATGCCGTCATTGTCAGCAAGGCCGATCTCAACACCCTGCTGTCACGAATCGACGAAATTCAGGAAGAAATGAAGGAGATCAGGCAGCAGAACCAGCTCCGCCAACGCGTCGAAGCCCTGGCAAAAGGCAACACCATCGACGCCCCGGCCATCTGCAAAATCCTCAACTGGTCCCGCCGTACTTTCTACCGCCGCGTGATGGATGGCACCATCCCGGTTTCCCAGGAAGGCGGCAACCGGTACAAAATGAGTGTAGAAAATTTCTTGAAGTGGTACGAGCAAAATTTTGAGCTATGAAAGGAATCATGTTTATCGAATCAATGTTTCGGGCTGTTGTTTCTGGAAAAAAGGTTCAAACAAGAAGAATAATTAATCCGCAGCCTGATGAAAGGGGCCTAAGATTGTCAAAAGTTCAATATGCCGTTTCTTTTGCAAAGTGGACTTATGAAGATTGGCACGGCAAACAATACAAACCGCGCTACAATCCTGGGGAAATAGTATATCTCAAAGAACCTTATCAACACACCGGAGAGATTTTAGGATTACACCCTACTGGCAGAAATTACGGATATGTCTACAAATATGATGATGGTGATTGGGATGATATTGAATATTGGTACTGGAAAAACAAAATGTTTATGCCCGCCAAAGCCGCCCGGTTCTCTATAAAAATTACAAAAATGTCTATAGAAAGGGTAATGGATATTTCAGAAGAAGACGCACAAAAAGAAGGTTTTTACCCCTATGAAGGCAAAACTGCAAAGTCCCAATTTATCGATTTGTTTAACCACATAAACAAAGAAATTTCGCAGGAAAACCCATGGGTCTATGTGTACTCTTTCACTCTATGTTAAATAAATAACTTATGTCACTCAATAACCCTAAAAAACTCCCCTGGCAAATAACAACCCACACCCCCACCGAAACCAATCACTATAAAGCCTATGATACCATTCCAAACATTTTTAAGCGCATTAAAAACTTTTTCAACCATGTTCAAAGCCAAAAAACCAAAACAATTCCGGGGCGAACTCATCCGGAAGCAAGGAGCCACCAGGGCCATTATTCGCGAACAGATCGAAACTTGTAACCGATGCAAGGGCAAAAATCCGGAATGCCCAGTTTGTTTAGGGTCAGGTAAGGTTATTTGCGAAAACATTGTCAATATTTTTCCTGAGCTATGAAAACGCATTGTCTAAAAGTTAAAATATGCGTCCATCCCAATTTAAAAGATGAAAATTCAGTCACAGGAGTGACCCCAAACCACCGGAATTGGCACATATTAAAGGTTTTGGACTTCCCGACTGAAATTTTAAAAAGACGGGATTGGGTTCAGAAATACTGGGCCGCCAAAATGCAATTAAGGTTCCCAAAGCATCTCATAAACCAGCGCGTTGCCGGTTACTGGTACCCTGATGACGACGAAAGCACCATCAAAAAAAGGCAAATTTCAGCCGCCAAAGGGCAAATATCGAAATTGAAAAGACTAATCGAAGAGCGGAAAAAAGAGTTGTCAACTCAACTTTTTCAGGATTACGAAAACGACCCTTTTATAGTCAAATGTGAAGCAAAATTGCATACAAAAGAGAATCATTTGTCCAATTTACTAAATTCCTAAGCTATGAAAACACGCCTTTTAAGAAAACTGAGAAGGAAGTTCTACATCAGATATTTTCCCGGACGAGGTAAATATAGAGTAAACTGTAAGCGCAATTTTTTTGACTGTGACAATTTAATTCTTGCTAAAGACATTCAAAGAATTGATATACTGAAAGAAGGTAGGGATAAATACGAAAAGTATGGTAAAAAGTTAAAAATCAAACCTTAAAACTTATGAGTGAACAGCTAAACAGCGTGTCGTATTTCGAACAGGTCAAAAACGACAAGCTGAAACTAAAAAAAGCGGGCATAAAAAGCCCCAATCACACGAAAATGTACCGGATCCGACGCCCGGATGGCTACTACTATTACAAAAACAAAAAGAAGTACGAAACCGCCCTGGAACATTTCCGCAAGCTGGATGAACAACACGAAGCTGAAGAAGCCAGGAAGGAAGAGCGCCTGAGAAAGATCAGAGAAAAAGCAGCCAAACAACGCAAAAAACCAATATCCAAAAATGAGCCAATCCATGACAAAAGATGCATTCTATTTTAGCCACGACTCTAACGCGTCAAACGACCCGAAGATAATGATGATGATGAACGATCTCGGCCTGGAAGGATACGGTTTTTTCTGGATTCTCGTCGAAATCCTGCGAGAACAACCCGGATACCGGGCACCCGTCAGCCTCGTTGATGTCATCGCGAAACGATATGATTTCACCCAGGCCAAAGCCATGACCATTGTCAAAAATTACGGTCTTTTTGAGGTCGACGAAGATGAGTTCTTCTTCAGTCCGTCATTGTCCAGGCGGATGAACGAGATGGAAAAAGTCCGCGAAAAAAAGCGGTTAGCTGGCAGAAAATCAGCGCAAAAGCGGTTGCAACAACCCGCCAACACTGCCGGTTTAGATTCCCAACAGCGTTCCAACGGTGATGCAACAGCGTTCCAACACCGTTCCAGCAGTGTTAAAACACCGTTCGAACAGAGCGGCAACGGTGATGCAACAAAAAAACAAAACAAAAAAAAACAAAACGAAAAAAAACAAAAGGAAAACATAAAGGGATGTGTGTTTGACCTTTTAGAGTATTACAATTTTAATGAAATAACCAATCCCGATAAGTTAAAGCAAGCCCATCAGTTTGCAAGCATTCTCGATCACAACGAGCGCCTCGATTATTTTCGCCGCCAGTTCGATGCATACCGGGAATACAAGGAGCGGACCGGCGAAAAAACCCACACCTGGCCCCGGTTCCTGGGCACCATCGGCGAAAATTACGAAGATGGCGGATGGAACGCCCGAAATTGGGAAGAGGAATTGTCCGATCAACCACAAGAGGGCACCACTTCCGAAAAACTCGATCAGATTTTCAACCAAAACAGCTAAAAAATGGAACTCACGCATCAGTATTACGACGAACGCATCAGCGACATACCAAAACAGTATGTCCGCCAGCTTATCAATGAGAAGCTAAAACAAATGATCTTCGATTTCGGCCAGAAACTTGCCACTAAAGCCGACGAAGAAGCCGTCACCCATCTCATTCAACGCACCTACGAGATATTAACTCAAAAGCATCGATACTGGACATGGGGCGACGTGATCTCAGCGCTCGAACGTGGCAAGGTGGGCCAGTATGGCGGCGTCGCATCTTCAAAAATAACCGTACAGAAAGTTCAGAGCTGGTTATATCACTATTCCGAAGATCGCGCCCGCCAAAAAAATCAGGAAAAAAAGGACATCCCCCCGCCGGTTGACAAAAGCCAGATGGCACCCCCTGAATATGGCGCCGCCCTGGAATGGAAATCAAAGCACCTTTCCGGATACCCGGAATTGTGGGAATATTACACCCTTTCACGCGTCCGCGAGCACGTCCGGGCCGGAACGATCAAAGAACTAACCGAACAGGTCAACATCGAAAAGGAAAACTATGCCCCAGTCAACAACTTTTTCACGAAGCGAAGCAATCGCCGTTCAGCGAATCAGCCAGCTAATAGATAACAACCACGTTTCCGAGCTGGTCATCAACAACGAAACAATCAGGATCATCCTTTTAAATCAGTCAGAGATAACAGTAAAATCAACTTACGCAATCCGAAAAAAAATAGTAGAGCTATGACATTCACCCCCGAACAGATCAAATCAATAACGGCAACTGTCCGCCAAAAACACGAAGAAGCCCAGCGCACCGCCACCGAAATGCGCGCCGCCCTCGAACTCGTCCAGCGCCTTTGCGAACATGAGTACGTCGAGCAGGGCCACGATCACAACTATGTGTATTACAAGTGCAACTATTGTGGCAAAACAAAGCAGGTATGAATAAGCATCACTATACCGAAGCCGAACGCGGTTACATTCGCGACAACTATCCCCACACACCCACCAGAGAAATGGCCAAAAAATTAGGGGTTTCCGTAAATAGCATTTGGAACCAGGCCAATAAAATGGGTCTGAAAAAAACAAAAGATTGCCTCGCCCGAATGTCAAAAGAGCACATGAAGGATCCGAACCACCCCGGCCGAAAACATTTTTTCCGGCCCGGTCATCAGCCCTGGAATCAAAACAAAAAAGGGTGGTGCGCTCCCGGATCTGAGCGAACCTGGTTTAACAAAGGTCACGAACCGCACAACACGAAGTACGACGGTCACACCCGAATCAGCAAGGATGGTTATATCGAAATACGCGTAAAAAAAGGAAAGTACAGGCTGATGCACCGACTAATATGGGAGCGCGAATACGGCCCGATACCTTCGGGCTACATTGTCATTTTCAAAGATGGCAACCCCATGAACGTAACCCTCAGCAATCTGAAGATGATAAGCATGGCCGAAAATATGAAGCGAAACTCTTTTGCCAACCTTCCGCCACAAGCGAGGGAACTATTACAAATTAAGCGGGTTCTTACCCGAAAAATTAACCAAAAAACAGAAGATCATGAGTAAAGTCACATTCACAGAAGTAAGAGGCGAAGCCCTCGACGCCATTAAGCAACTCAAAGAGGGCAAAATGGACGTGAAAACCGCCCAGGAAGTTCGCGGTTTGTTAGGTACCATTATCGACACCGCCAAAACAGAGGTCGATTTTATTAAATCCATCCCCGACGACGTCAAAAAACAGATGAGTGAAACCCAGTTCAGGTCCATCGCCCCCACGGTCGAAGATAAGGACATCGCCCTGGATGAATCAATTGAAAAAATCGAAAAAAGCCGGAATAATTATTTGCCCGGCAACAACCCCTAAAAATAAAATATGTTAGGAGCCGCCGGCTGTGGTTACGAATACGACGAACCCAAATACCAGTGTCATTTTTTAATCAAAAACCTGTTCGGGTTCACCTGTTCCAAATACCACACAAGCCTCAGAGTTGACAAAAATAGTCAACACCCTTTACGATGCCACCAGTGTCGTGAAGATGCAAGCAAGGACGCCTGGAATAAGATTGTTAAGCAACGGCCGTAAACTTTTTAATTTTAAACTTATGATATACTCAACTGAAATAGAAAAATTCCCTAAAGCAAAACAATGCCTGGAATGCCATTCTTGCCAAGATGAAAATGATTTTGAATGGAAAATAGCGAGGGTTAAAAATGGTTTTTTCATTGCCTAATTTGGAGATCCTTATTTTAAGGATACTTACTTTAGCTTAGAGGTAAATGGCAAACATAAGCTGCTTGCAAACTCTGGATGCTTCTTTATACAAGATGATGACTTTGATACCTTTTACGAATTTATAACCATTTTGAAAGAAGGTTGGACTGATGATATATGGGATAGCATTGGGGAATTTTTAACAGAAAGACTTACGCAAGATGACGGACTTATGGAATGCGAAATAGTAAAAAATTAACGTTCTGAGGCTATGAAAAGTAGCGGAATTGAAACACTTAACTATCGAATGAGAAATAAACTTAAATATAATTACTAACTTTTCGGTAAGCACAGACACCGCTATTTTTTATAGGTGCTGTTACCTGCCGTTTTAATTCAAATTACAATGGAAAAAGTAAATAGTAAGTTTTGGTTTAAAAATAAATACCAAGACAAAAATGGAAGTATGCAAGATGCAACGGTTGTTTTAGATATAAATTACCGACAAAAAACTTACGACATTACACCTTATTGCGGAACTGTCAATGATGGTTTTAAATTCATTCAGACAAGCCATAAATGGAAAATGTGGAAAGCTTTGACGAAAAGTATTGATGATGCAATTGATTTTGCTAATAACGAACTTGGCTTGTCTTAAATGGCAGGTAACGTCAAACTTGTATAAAATGGCGGGGATATGTGGCACTGACGTATCACCCGGCATAAATTAAAATAAACAGTGCAAGCGGGCTAAAAAGTCATCACACCCCCGCTTTTTTATACAAATTGTTGTGGTGCGTTTTATTCAGATGAAAATATCAGAAGCTATAATTCAAAAACGCATGATTCATGAGCATTCAGATATTACTTTTCACGCCACTTACAAAGGGCGCGACATACACGTAACAAGCGACCACGGACATGGTTACCCCAAATATGATCACTTAACCAGATATGACATTGAAGTTCGTGCGGTGGAAAGTGGCATTGCAGATGTTAGCACATGGGAAGACTTTCATACAATGCACGATGCTATTCGGTATGCGTTGAAAGGTGCATGTTTAATAAATTAATGCAACACAACACGCCCATAACAACAATGTCACATAAAACATTATTGTTAAATGCCACACAAACCACAGAAAAAGATCCGCCCCTGGGAGCGAAAAGCAGACGACAAACCGCATGCCCGTCGGACAAATCCCAACAGGGAAGTGTACAACACCCGCCGATGGCAGAAGGTTAGGGCCTTGTACCTCGCCGATCATCCTTTTTGTGAGTGTTCAGAGTGCAAGGCCCGCCCTGTGCCATTGCCGGCCAATGTTGTCGACCACATTGTGCCGATCAACCAGGGCGGCGATCCATGGGATGATAGCAACTTTCAGGCAATGAACAGCCGTTGTCACAACCGAAAATCAGGAAGAGAAGCACATGAGTACAACCCTCACAATTAGTCAGCTTATCCGGCAATTCCTTTCCGATCAGGATGTAAGCGACCAATCCCGCGCCCTGTATAGCCGCGTTATTCGCATCTGGTTTCGATACCTTCAGGCATCCGGCATCGATTACAACAGCGTCCGCCGCGAGCATGTTATTCAGTACAAGCAACACCTTATCCGCTCCGGAAAAAGCCAGCTAACAGTCGACAATTATATCACAGTTGTGAAACTATTCTATCGCTGGGCATCTGGCCGCGGCTACTTTCAGAACATTGCCGAAGGCATCAAAAAGTCACGCCGGTACAAAGGTTTCCGGAAACTTACCATCTCCCGTGAGAAAATGTCAGAGCTGATCCATAGCCCAGACATTACGAAAGAGAAAGGAAAGCGGGACAAAGCAATCATAACCCTGCTGGCCAAACGCGGCCTGCGTACCATCGAAGTAAGCCGCGCCAACGTGGAAGACGTGACGCCTGAAGGCATGTACGTTCAGCGAAAAGGCCACAGCGAAAAGGATGAGTTTGTCGAGCTAACAGATGAAACCATTGACGTCATTCATGACTATCTCGTAACCCGCAACAACTTAAGAGGATATCAACCTCTGTTCACTTCATTAAGCCGGTACAACGCGCATCAGCGTATAGGTCAGCGGTCAATCAGTAAGATCGTTCGCGACTATCTCATCAGCATCGGCATTCGGGATAAGCGGGTTTCCGCTCACAGTCTCAGGCATAGTATCGCGAAGTATCTTATCGATGATGGCGTCGAGCTTTACAATGTCCAGTTATTCTTAGGCCATTCATCGCCAGTCATCACACAGATATACACCCGCATGGCCGAAGAAGAGATCCGCCGCAAGAATGTAGCCGGAAAGGCCATTGACAGAATATTCAATTTAAGCCTAAATAAGGACGTCACATCTGAGAATGTATAGCCACATGAAAAAGCACAGCCACAAAAACACAGCCCCACAGAAGCAAAAAATAAAACGGTTTTTTGATCATGTTATAGACGTTAGTTCTGTAATGATAGAATTTACTGTCCTTTATGTTTTGTTAAATAGAAAGGCCAAAAACACCCCCCAAAACCCAAACTTTAAAAGGGCAGTGCAACATTTGTAACGTCCATATTGTCAGAGAGTAATACGGGGGGCGGGTCAAATCTCTACAGCCTAATGCCTGTAGATCGCACCCCAATAAAATGAACATGCATGCAAAATCAGCGAAAATGATTTCAGGAGATATTTCAAAAGTCAAAGGTTTGACATCGGTCATCAAGAAAAAACAAAAGACGGAAGCCGAAAAAGATGAGGACGGGAACTTGCAACTTGAAGATCATGTCCTGAAAAAGTACATTGAAAAATCGTACCAGGTCATCGAACGTGTTGAAAGCATCGGTCTACCCAGGCAGGGTGAACAACTTAGGATCATCACCATGAAAGTGTTCAACACAATAAGCATCATTAAGCTGATCGCCGAGCGCGAAGTCATTGAGGACGCTGTTTTTGTTATTTTCGCCATCAACCAGCATGCCGCGAAAATACTAATCGACCTAAAAACCCAGGGCATGATCCAAAGCGCTCAACTTGTTGTTTCTTCTATCCGCAACGCCGGTCACAAAAGCAAGTCCATTGCCGTTGATATGCTGAAACGTTATTTCGATGTAATCTATGTCAACTCGCACGCGAAGATTTCGGTTATGAAGACCGCCGCGGGCAACCACTACAACGTCGAAGGATCCGGAAACTTTTCCTTCAACGGGCGCATTGAGCAATATGTGATCGACAATGATATCGGCATATACGAGTTTTCGCGCGAATGGATTGAAGAATTGAAAAAATACAAAATGAAGTAACTATGCCAGGCAGACCACGCAAGCCAGAAACCATGAAGCAACTTTCAGGCACCTCACAACCATGTAGGCAGCAACCCGAAACCCACTTCAACACCATCACGAAGGTGCCACCCCCGCCAAAATACATGAATAAGTACGCCAAAAAACTCTATAAAACCACAGCCAATCAATTGGCCGCCCTTCAATTGCTCAATGAAGTCAATCTTCCCATTGTGGTAGGCTATGCCAACGAAATGGGGAAATATTGGGAGGCCGAATTTGAACTTCAGCAAACCGGGCGGCAACATATCCAGCGCGACCAGGACGGAAATGTCCTTAAAATTGAACGGTTGCCCTTGGATAAGATGGCAACTGAGTATCTCGGCAACGCGAAAGCCTACGCCAACGAGCTGGGCATAACGCCCGCAAGCGCTTCCAAAGTAAAAGCCCCGGAAACGAAACCCTCAAACCCTTTTTCAGACTTTTAGATGAGACACCCTGCACACACTTACGCCGAAAACGTCCGGTCCGGGAAGATCATCGCCGGAAAGATGGTTCAAAAAGCCGTGGCCCGATATTTCGACGACCTTGAAACCGGCATCGACCGTGGTTTATACTTTGATCAGCAGAAAGCCGGGCGCGCCTGTCGTTTCTTCCCGAAATTTCTCAGGCACTCAAAAGGGAAATGGGCCGGCAAACCTTTTGAACTCGAACCCTGGCAAACATTCATCATCTGGAACCTGTTCGGCTGGTACACCGCCGACGGCCACCGGCGCTTTAACACCGCCTACGTGGAAGTGGCCCGGAAAAACGGAAAATCTACCCTGGCATCCGGCATCGGTCTTTTTATGATGATCGCTGATGGGGAGCTGGGCGCTGAAATCTACGTAGGAGCTACGAAGAAACCCCAGGCATACATCACTTTCGACGAAGCCAAAAATATGGTCCGCAAATCCCCGGAACTGGCCAACTACATAACCGCCTATCAACACAACATCCACAGCATTGAGCTGGCCGCGAAATTTGAGCCCCTGGCATCCGACAGCGAAAAGCAGGACGGCCTCAACCCCCATTGTGGAATTATCGATGAGTACCACGCCCACAAAGATTCCAGGTTATACAACGTTCTCGAATCCGGGATGGGTGCCCGCGAAAATCCTCTTATGTTCGTCATTACCACCGCCGGGTTTAACAAACTGGGCCCGGCCAAACAGATGCGCGATATTTGCGGCAAAATTCTGGATGGCGTCATTGAACAGGATGAAATGTTCGCCATGGTCTTCTCCATGGATGATGAAGACGACTGGCAGGACGACAGCAAGTGGATTAAGTCAAACCCTTCCATGGAAAGCATCGACACCACAAAGGATTTTCTATACAAGCGATTCCGGTCGGTCAAAAACGACCCTTCCAAACAGGTCGATTTCCTCACGAAAAATCTAAACGTCTGGACGGACGCATCCGAAATCTGGATCCCGGACAAACGATGGATGGCCTGCAACCTGCACGAAATTAACTGGGATGATCTGAAGGACCGGGAATGCTATGCCGCCCTGGACCTTTCCAGCGTCGAAGACATTACCTGTCTTTTTCTCTTATTTCCCGGCGAAGAACATCACGACGTCCTCCCCTTCTTCTTCATTCCGGAAGAAACCGTCCGCGAGCGAAGCAACCGCGACGGCGTTCCTTACGAAACCTGGGTCCGCCAGGGATATATCGAAACCACCCCCGGCGATACCGTCGATTACGATTACATCCGAAAAAGGATTTCCGGCTATTACGTCCTCGATGGTCAGGTCATGCACGACGACAACTGCATTGCCGATCACGTCAACCTTTTATCCATCGCCTTCGACAAGTGGAACAGTTCCCAACTTGTCAACAACCTCACAGCCGATGAAATTCAAATGTCACCCTTCGGTCAGGGCTATGTCAGCATGTCCACCCCGACCAAGGAATTTAAAAAACTGATCCTTCGGGAAGAGATCAACCACGCCGGAAACCCGGTTCTTCGCTGGATGATCTCAAACGTAGAGATCAAACGCGACCCCGCCGGCAATGAGAAGCCAGACAAAGGCGCCAGCAAGGAAAAAATTGACGGCCCCGTTGCCGGAATCATGGCCCTGGGCGAATATCTCACAGAAGCCGCCGACAGCCACGACGTTTACGAAGTTCTAACTCTTTAAACCAACCACCATGGAAACTCATTTTGAAATTCTCAAAACCAAAAAAGGATTCGAAAACGAATTCTACCGCATGACCGCCGATTACGACACCTACGAAGAAGCCTACGAAGCCGTCGAACGCAAATACCGCCGCGCCTTCGGGCAACGTAAGTACAAGAATTACAACAGTTTCCGAAATGTAAGAGACAGAAAGTAATCTTTTAAGGTTAAAAAAAGTTAAATCCCAAAATTTTTGTGGCCAGAGTTTGGCCACAATCCGAAAAGGTTGTATCTTAGTAGTAACAAATCAGGGAGATAACAACCAATCGAACCATACTGGAATTTGTAAAACTTTAAAAGATTAATACGATGACAACTTTAAATTTCAACAACCGCTACGCATTAGTTTCATTTTCAAAGTCTTCTCTTGAAGACTACAATTACACAGTAGAACATTCTGACGACGACATTAACTTTTTAGAAGAAGAAGGTCAGGATCCTATTTATGAAGAAGGCCCAAAAGGTGCGACAATCCTTGAAAAAGTTGCAGATGGCATTGTAGATTACTACACCCGTGAGTATTTTCAAAAAGACAACACAACTTTTGAAAATGACGAACAAAAAAAACAACGCGGGTTAGAATTGAAACAAGAATTAGGGGCAAAATATATGTTTGTAAATTACACATACGACACCCCTGACATGGTATTTACTCCCCTGTACTCTGACGTACAAAGCGAATTTGTTAAAAAGCTATGGAATGAAGGTTCTTCAATTTTTGGTAGTATCATTAAGCAAGTATGCACAAAAGAAAATGCAGACCAAACAGAAGAAGAGCTGGAAAAAGCATACTGGAATTTAGTTGATATTGACGATTAAGTTCACCCACCGGGGCGCAGCATCCGAAAACCACACTGCATCCTCTATTTAACAACTTAAAAAGCAGATTTATGAAACTATCAAAAATTTTAAACGACTACCGAAACGGTTCTTACATTAGAAAATTGGCCGTAAAAAATGCAGTTAATATTATTTACGGAGCAGAAGAATATTCTTACAACATTACAATATTACAACAATCTTACAGGGAAGGAGATGAAATTGTAATGTGCAACGGGAAACAACGTAATGTTTCTGCATTAAAAAGAATACTATCTTCTCATCCCAATGAAGAATGGAGTATTTGGATCGGTAATAATGCGCACGATTGTAATATCGAAATAGATTGCTGAACAATTCCTCGAAGCGCAGCATCCGGAACCACACTGCATCCTCTATTTAACAACCACAAAACCACACTACCATGCAACTCACAGAACAACAAAAAAGCCAAATCGCCAAAATCGCAACCCCTAAAGCCAACGCCATCGAAAACGGTTTCCTTAAAATCTGGATGACAACCGACGGCCATTTTAAAATTACCGACGATTACATGGATTTCCGCGACGAAGATCACTTTTTCATCACCATAATCCACATACAGAACGAAGAACACCCCTACGAATACGAAGAAGATGACATCATCAACATTCTGGATCACCAGGAAAAAATGTACCAAATCAACGTCCCCACCTACGACGTCGTGTTCAACGATTTCACCAGCAGCAACAGCAAAGGTTTTCAGGAATCCCTCGAATATTGCCGCGATTACGTCGAAGCCAGCAACGGCACCAACGACAGTTATTTCGCCGATTACAAAGGCGGCACCGTTGCCGTTGTCTGCAACGACAACGGACAAAGAGTTTTTGAAGAAAAAGTAAAATAACCATTATGCCTCGGGCGCACTTTTGAACGGACGTTTTTCGCAGTTTGAGTTTGAGAAAAAAAGGGAAGTGCACAAACCGGTCAGGAAGCGGGGGCCGGTTTTTTAACCCGTTAAAAAAACATAAGCTATGACCAGAATACTATCAAAAATCACCCACCTAAACGAAGCCGAACGCAAATACTTCCACGACAAAGCCAGTGAGCTGGGCTACGGAAGTTTCGTCGAGTTCGCCAAAACAGCCATGGAAAAAGAGATCGCATCCAACAACTTCGCGGTCTCCAATCTCAACAAAATTGCCGACCTGGCGGGAAACCTGAAACAAGTATTCGATATTCAGGAAGAAGAAACGGACCTTACCCCCGAAGAAGAACAGGCCAACCTGGCCGCCGAACTCATCTACGACCTTGCTGTTCACACCGACATCATGAAAAACAGCCCGGAAAACCAGGTATGGATGGATGACCCCGCCTATCTGGAAGGCGAAAAACCCCGGTATGTTTACCGGCATGCCCTGCAAAAAGGGTTTGATATTAGTAAATACATCTAAATCTGTCATAAACTGACAATCCCACCTCCGCCAAAGTTGCATTTTCCACCCTAAATGCAACAAATCGTTTGGATTTAACCCTTTTTAAAAGCCATATTTGTCATGTAGAATATTGACAGATATGGCATTTTCTTTTAAAATATTTGGCCGCGAGGTCCTCTCAATCGATAAGCCCGAAACCCGTAGTGTTCAGGATCCGAGCAAATCACTCACCAGTCCTGACGTGATCGATGCCCTCACCGGAAGCGGTCAGTTTACTTCCACATCCGGCAAATCTGTCACCCCCACCACGGCCATGACAGTTTCGGCATTTTTCCGCGGGGTTTCCCTTTTAGCCGGACAGATCGCAACCCTTCCACTTTCAGTCTATTCCATCGACGAAAACGGAAACCGCAAAGTTTCAACCGCCCATCCGGTTCACAAGTTGCTGCACACCGAGCCCAATCACCTTTATACCTCTTTCATATTTCGCGAAACAATGATGATGCACCTTCTCGTCCTTGACGGGAATCATTATTCCATCATCGAGCGCGACGGAAATTTTAGACCGACAAAGTTGTGGATGGTTGACCCCAAACAGGTTTGGCCGGTACTCTACGAAAGCCAGATTTTTTATTTCATCAACGGATACAAGGAGCCATTCCCGGCCCGCGATATCATTCACGTCCCTGGCTTAGGGTTCGACGGCATCACGGGTCTCACCCCGCTGAAGTATCACGCGCAAAGCATCGGGTACAGCCTCACCCTTCAGGATTTTTCACAGCAATTTTTCAAAAATGGCGCCAACGTGGGCGGCGTGGTCGAGCATCCCAATAAGATGACCCACGATCAATACGAAATGTTCCGCGACAGTTGGGAACGCGCCTACACAGGTTTGCAGAACACCGGCAAAACGGCCATCCTTCAGCAGGGCGCCCAGTTCAAAAAGATCGGTATTGCCCCCGAAGAAGCCCAATACCTCGAAAGCCGCAAGCATTCGGTTTCCGATATTGCCCGCATTCTGGGGGTTCCCCCGCACAAAATTTATGATCTGGAAAGGTCAACCTTTTCCAACATCGAACAGCAGGGAATTGAGTTTGTCCAGGACAGTCTGTTGACCTGGATCCGCCGCATTGAATCGGAGTTCGACCGCAAACTTTTCACCGAGCGCGAAAAGGGTCGCATGTACACAAAATTCAATGTTTCCGGCCTGTTGCGCGGCGACGCGGCATCCCGAAGCAGTTACCTCACTTCCATGGTCGGGGCCGGAATATTGAAGCCCGACGAAGCCCGCGAAAAAGAAGACCTGAACAGAGAGGGCGGCCTTGCTGATGAACTGCATTACCCGCTGAATTATACAACCGAATCACAACTTAATTCACAGAACAATGAGTAAGCGAAGCCAAATATTCGAACCGGAACGGCGTTACTTCGAAAGTAACGTCCAAATCCGTGCCGCCGCGGATGAAAACGAAAGCCGGACCATTGAAGGATATGCCTTCAAGTACGGCGTATGGTCTCGGAAAATCATGTGGTTTTACGAACAGATCGAACGCGGTTTCATCGATGACCTCAATTTCGATGAGATGGACGTCCTCGCCCTGTTCAATCACAACGACAACAAGGTGCTGGCCCGGACCATCTCAAAAACGCTTCAACTCATAAAAGACGACACGGGTTTGAAGTACGTTTTCGAAGCCCCCAACACCACGGCCGGTAACGACCTTCTCGAATCTGTCCGCCGCGGCGACATTCAGCACAGTTCGTTCAGCTTCGTTCTTCAGCCCGATGGCGACAGCTGGACCATCAACGACGACGGCGACGAACTCAGAGTTCTGAAAAAAGCCGCCCGCATCATTGACGTTTCACCGGTCACCCAACCGGCCTACCTCGACACCACCGTCGCGCAACGCAGCCTGGAAGAGTTCCGCAAGCAGCAGGGACCACCATCATACCACCGTCGCGAGATGGCGCGACGCAAGCTCAATCTTTCAATGTCAAATTTTAAATCTTCAGAAAAATGAAAAAGTCAATCATCAAATTAATGTTCTTCTTCGTTGCGGCCATCATAGTCGGTGGTCTTTTCAACGACGTTTTTGCCGCCCTGGCTGGCGGTTCCATTATCGCTTTCGCGGCCCCGGCTGCCGGAGTCGATTACGACAAAGCGATCAAGGAAGCCCGTGAGCAACTTGCTACCAAACAAGGCGAAATGCGGACCCTCATCGAAACCGCCGAAGCGGAAACCCGCGATTTTAATGAGGATGAGCAAAAGCAGTTCGATAACCTCGAAAAAGAAGCGAAGTCCATCGAACAGCGAATTGCCCGCCTCGAAAAAGCGGAAAATATGAACGCATCCGGCGCCGGTAAGCAAAAACAAAAGACCGAGAAGGAACAGAAAGAAGAGCGCAAGCAGGAATTAGAACAGGCTTTTCGTTCTTACATCCGCCGCGGATGGAACAACATGCCCGCCGAGCATCGTCAAATAATCGAAGAGCGCGCGCTCAGTTCCACCACCGATGCCGAAGGGGGCTACACTGTCCCGGAAACTTTTTCCGGTTACCTGGAAAAAGCCATGAAGGAATTCGGTGGCATTATGTCAGTTGCATGGTTGTTCCCAACCACCACCGGGTCAAGCATGAATTACCCCACCACGGACGACACGAACAACGAAGGGGAGATCATTGATGAGAATACTGATGCCGGCGAATCGGTTGATCCAAGCTACGGAAATGTCCGTCTCAACGCGTTCACCTATTCCAGTAAGCCTGTTCTGGTTCCCAACCAGCTTCTGCAGGACAATGAGGTGAACCTCGATCAGGTGCTGGCCCAAATGCTCAGTGAGCGGATTTTCCGCGCATTCAATAAGCACGCCACCATCGGGGACGGCACCACCCAACCGCAAGGAGTTACCACCGGCGGAGCCCTGGGTAAGGAAGCCGCGATGGATGCCATTACCTACGACGACATGGTCGATCTTCAGCATTCCGTCGATGCGGCCTATCGGGATGGCGCTGTTTGGATGTTCCACGACAGCACCCTCAAGCATCTTCGTAAGCTGAAGAATACCAACGACGAACCTATTTTCCAGGAAAATTTGCGGACCGGTGAACCATCTACCATCCTGGGGAAACCTTTCGTCATCAACAACCACATGCCTGAAATCGGCGCTGGCAACAAATCGGTTGTTTTCGGAAACTTCCAGAAATACATGATCCGTCAGGTTCGCGGGGCATCCGTCAAAAGACTGGAAGAGTTGTACGCAGCAAAAAACCAGACCGGTTTCCTTCTCTTCATGAGATTGGACGGAAAGATTCTGGATGCTGGCACCAAGCCTCTGAAGTACATCCAGCACGCTACTTCATAGCATGCATTTGTTTCATAGCAATGTGTTTCATAAGCCCCCGGCCAACGGGCCGGGGCATTTAAAAAAATTATCTCATGAAGACAGTTAAAATAAAAACATCAATGACCGGCAACGGGTTCGCCTACAAAAAAGGCGACATCGTTGAATTGTCCGACGCGCGTGCCAATTCCTACATTAAGCACGACGCCGCAATTCAATACAACCCCGGCCCGAATGAAAAGGTCCTGAAAACTTCAACCGAAGATCAGCCCAAAACCCTTTCGGAAGATTGCCCCGGTTATGACATGCTGATCGAAGCGGGTCTCGACACGCCTGACAAGGTTCTGGCATATGAAGACCTAACAATGATCAACGGTATAGGCGACGCCATAGCCGAAAAAATCAGGGTTTTTTTGAGCGAAGATCAGTCTGTTCCCCTTCCTGATAATTGCCCCGGTTATGATATGTTGATCGAGGCGGGCCTTAAAACTTCGGATGAGGTTTTGGCATATGAAGACCTCACGATGATCAACGGCATAGACGAAGCTATAGCCGAAAAAATCAGGGAATTTTTAAGCGAATAAGAAAATGGGGTACGTCACGACATCTCAAATAACCGACCTGATAGACCTTAACAAGGTCAAGGCACACTGTTACATCCACGGCACCGAAGAGGACGACCTTCTTCAAATGTACATCGCTGCCGCCTGCATGCGCTTTACGGCCGAAACCGGGTTTGTTATCGGGATGTCAGATATTGAATACCGCGCCGATATGTTTCAAAACATCATTCGCCTTTACCGGTCGCCTATTTCGGAAATCACTTCGGTTTCCTACCACGATACCGAAGGCGTTGAACAAACCATTCCGGCCACGGAGATATTACTCGACAACAGTACCCACCCCGCCCGCATTGCCCGCAAGGGCGAAAAATTCCCGGAAACAGATCGCACCCCCGGCAATGTCATCATCAAATTCAAAGCAGGCCACGACACCCTGGCGGAATTGCCCGACATGGTAGAATGGGCCATCCTTTCCACCGTCGCTCACATGTACGAAAACCGGGAGGAAGTTTCTGACGTCCGCTCTTATGCCGTTCCGTCATCGGCCAGAATGGTCATGGATATGTACAACGTGAAAGAAGTGTTATGAAAGCAATCAACCGCCGGCACCTGGTCACTTTTCAGTCACGCGACGTCATAAAAGATTCTTACGGACAGAAAAAAGAATCTTTCAGTGACCTGAAAACCTTGTACGCCGAAGTTGATTCCGAACAGGCCGATGATCGCGGATATGAACGCGACGTCAACCAGACAAAAATCACAGTCACCTGCCGCCCGGTTACGGGATTAATGACAGGCGACCGCGTGGTTTACGAAGGAAAAAGTTTCAATATTACGAACATTCGCCCGAAATCACGCACCATGCGCGAAGTCGAGGCCGAAGAAATTGTTTAAAAATGGCGTTTGAAGTAGAATTCGACGGGACAGAGAACATCGATCAGATTCTCCAGAAGTTGCCGGCGAAATATGCCAAAAAACCCGTGATCTCTACTTTCAGAAAGGGAGCCAGAATATTCACGAAAACCCTTCGCCGCAATACGCCCCGTGATTCCGGTGAAACGAAAAAAGCCATTGGCGTGAAAGCCGGCAAAGGGAAGAACAATGCATCAATTAAGGTAGGTTTCCGCGGCGGAAAGTACCTGCCGGCCTATATGAAAGCATATTGGCACAACTACGGGACCCTTGAAAACCGCGATCCGTCGCATAAGTTTCAGAAAGGCCGCCGCAGCGTTTCATCACACTGGTCAGGCGGAATTCAACCAAAACACTTTGTAGAGGAAAGCTGGGAAAGCACACAGGATAAGGTTCAGGATAAAATCGAACAGGAATTGGAAAACGAAACGGTCAAATTCCTTCAAAAGCACGCAGCTCGATGATTATTGAAGCCCTCATATCAACCATAAACCCGATTGTTCCAGCCTATTCTCTCAATGCCGATCAGTCAGAGGAATTGCCCCTGGCTGTCGTAGGTGAACGGCATTCACCGCAACGAACAAAAGCGGGGGTTTTCGGATATCAGGGTTCTGGTATGCTGTCAGTCATTTCCAGAACCTACGAGGAAACCCTGAATCTTTCCAATCAGGTTGTCAATGCCCTCAGCGGACTTGAAAACAGCACGGTTCAGGGCACCACTTTCCGAAAATTTCACACCGGTGAAATCAATATAGAGTTCGACCCCGGCGATAATGCCTATTACAGCGAAGTGCAATTTCAGTTCAACACTCAAAATTTATAAGTCATGAAAACAGTTTTTGGATATGACATAATTCTTCGGAAAACCGAAGATGATGGAGAAGGCGGAATCACTGAAAAGTTTTTTGCCGGAACAATTTCAAATAGTTTCGGGATTAGCCCCGAAGTGAAAGAATCCCTCACGAAAGCCGATAAGGGTTTCAAAAAGCCTAAAGTGGTCGGGTATCAGTACGAATTCGGAATCGAAGGTTTGGTCAGTGTCAAAGATGATGGTGAGACGACCGATGATCTCTCAAAAGAAGATATCATCGACATGACTACAGACGGCGAGGAGTTTGATTTTGTTTATGGTGGCACCGAATCAGGGGAAAAAACAAGGACGGGAAAGCTGATTATCACGAATTACAGCGAATCTTCCAACAGCGAAGATGAAGCAACCTACTCAGTTTCCTGCCGTGGCACTGTGCCATTAGCAAAATCAACTGTTGAATAATTTGTGCCGGGGCAATCCCGGCACTTAAAACATTCTCATAAAAATGAAAGCAGAATATATCAAATTTCCCAACGGCCAAAAATTTCGCGTCGAAAGCAACTGGAATTCTTTTGAAACGTTCTGTGACCTTACCGGACGCACCGATCTGGGGTCACTCGACAAAATCAAAGACATCCAGATGAACGAGGCGCCTATTCTTATGTGGGCCTGCATGAAAGAAGGAGAGCGCATGGATGGCAACGATTTCAAGCTGTCTGTCAACGATCTCAAAGCGCGGATCAATCCTTTCCTGGTAGGTGAATTTTTCAAAATTTACACCAGGCAGACGTATGCCCAGATTCCTGAAGAATACCAGCCAAAAAAAAAGGGAGTGAAGAATCTGTTCAAGCACGCGAACGACTAACAATCGATTATTTCGCTTCGGTGGGGCTTGGTGTATTGGGAATGTCTCCCGATGAATTTTACGAGATGAGGTTACGCGATTTTTTTCTGAAGTTGTTTGCATTTCGCAAAGAACAGGAAATCGACCGCCGCGAAAATGCCGAATTAATAAGACTACAGACCGTCGAGCTGTTGAACATCAACCTCAAAGATGATGATAAAATCAAAAAAACATCCGATCTGTGGAAATTTCCCTGGGACAATGAATCTGAACCCGTTGCCGATAAGCCTAAAGAGGTAGTCGATGAACAGCAACAATCCGCCCGTTTGCAGAACCTTTTGAAATCCTTCAAAAATCATGAGTAACGTCATAACAAATCTGAAAGTCCGTTTTGGCGCCGATTCGTCCAAATTCCAAAAAGGGATGAATGAGGGCAAACAGTCAATGAAGGACTTTAAAAAGAAAGGTTCTGGATTTTTCAAGGAATTCGCGCAAGCCTTCGGCGTTAATATCGACGCCATTCAGGAAAAAACCCAGGCTTTCAATTCCGGGCTGGCTACCATGCAAACAGGCATGAAAGGGGCCGCCGGGGGTTCGGGCATTCTTACCAAAGCGCTCAAATTTCTTAAAGTGGCCATGGTCAGCACCGGCATTGGTGCCCTGGTGGCCGCCCTGGGTTCGCTGGTTGCCTATTTCACCAAAACCAAAAAGGGTAGCGACATGCTTAAGCGGGCCATGGATGCCATCGGCGCCGTTTTCGACGTTATTGTAGATCGGGCCAGCGATCTGGGCGAAGCCATTGTCAATGCTTTCAAAAATCCCAAAAAAGCGGTCAACGACCTTTGGGAATTTATTAAAAGCCAGTTTGTCAATCGCATCGCCGCGATGCCTAAACTTATCGAATCCGCCTGGAATATTGTAAAAGGCATTTTCGAAGGCGGCACCAAAGAAGCGGCCAAAGAATTTGCCTCGGCCATGACCCAGCTGACCACCGGCCTTGATGAAAATCAACAAAAAAAGGTGGCTAATGGAATTAAGGGCATAGGAAAAGAAATGGCCAATGAGGCCAGAACCGCCGCCCAACTTCGCAAACAACTTCAGGAACTCGAAGAAGAAGAGATTCGCCTCATTGAAATTAACAGTGAGCGCGAAAAAAGCATTGAGGACCTTCGCCGCAAATCAAAGAAACTTCGCGATAAAGATATCGAAGAAAGCCGCGACGCGTTAAAGCGGGCCATGGCCATCGAGCAACAGCGCCTCAATGATGAGTTGCGTATTGCCCGCGAACGTGCCCGAATCATGGAAGAACAACAGGCCCTGGGCAAAAACATGCGCGAAGACGACCGGGCCCTGGCCGAAGCAAAGGCGAAAGTCAACCAGTTAGAAACCAAATCGCTTAAACTCAGGCGCACCATGACGTCTGAGATGCAAACGCTAAACCGCGAATACAAAAAACAGCAACAGCAAATTCGCGAAAATGAAATGGCCATTTACGACCAGATCGAAGCCGCCGGAAAATTGCAATCCACCGGCGGAAAGGTTGATGCTGGTTCCATCGATACCACCACCATGGCTCCCATGCCGGAAATAGACACTTCTGCACTTGAAGAAAGCGCCGGGCAGGCACGTGCCATTTTCGAAAACCTCCACAACGAAATCAATAACACCATGTCCAGCCTGGTAACAGGTTTTGCAGAAAACTTCGGCGCTATGATGACCGGCGCCAGCGGATTGGCCGATTTTGGAAGTTTTGTAATGAACACTCTTGCCAATTTGGCTATTAATGTCGGAAAAACTGCTATTGCAACGGGGATCGCGGTCGCTGGTATAAAAAAAGCGCTGCAATCTTTAAATCCGGTTGTAGCAATAGCAGGCGGGGCAGCTCTTGTTGCTTTAGGAACATTTGTTAAATCCTCTCTTTCTAATGCTGCAGGTGGTGGCGGCGGTAATGCTTCATTATCTTCAGCATCTTCAGTTGGTGGCAGTGGAACAAACACTTTCAAACCAAGCAGTTTAACAAAAGATGCGCAAAAAGAACAAAATATTAACGTGCGGGTTCGCGGCCAATTAAAAGGCGAAGGTTCCGAACTCAAAGGCGTCATCGAAGAAGCGGAATACGAACGTGACTTAAGAACCTAATATGTACGGCGAAAAATACAACATAGAATTCAAAAGCATCAGCAACGTCCTCAACAGGATTAAGATTGATGAACTCGATTTTACAGGCACCCCCGTCGATCTTCAACCAGGTGCCGAAATCCCGAAATTGTCAAAAGACCAGGAAGGCCATTTCATGGGTTCCGAACTTGTATTCTATGTAGAGGCCAATTCGGTCGATGGCATGCCGGAATTTTACACCGAAAACCCCCGTAAATTTCGCGTCACACACTATCAGGATGGCAACGTCGTATTTCAGGGCTACCTGGTCCCGGAACAATATTCAGATCCTTACATTTACCATCCTTTCGACATTAAGCTAAAAGCTGTTGATGGTTTAGGGTTGTTAAAAAAGGCCGATTTCGATCTCAACTATTTTCAAAAAGAGAGCGACATCTTAGATCATATTCTAAAAAAAACAGGGTTTGACCTGCCAATTTACATTGCCATCGACATTAGACACGACTGTCAAGGAGTGTCCTCAGATCCGGCAATGGAATACACGTCAGTTAATGTCAACCAACTCTACACCAACGAAGGCGAAGCTCCCTCGTGCTACGAGGTTATAGAAAAAATACTCGAAAGCTACGGAAAAGAGCTGTTTATAACCCAATATCGCGAAAAATGGCTGATTTTCCGAAAAATTGACATTCTGGGAAAATTCTATGTTTACGTAGATGGAACCTATTTAAGTAATGACACCCTTTTCTCAATTAAAGAGTTTGGCAACGACAAAAATCTTTTTCCCGTCGGCTCACTTCGCCGGGATATCAATAAGCGGTTGCATCACGTCAATTTAAGCACCGACCTGGGCCGGGCCAACAACATTTTGCCGGAAAACATTTTCGAAAAAGAAGTTTGCCCGGACAATAGCCGACAATATAGATCAAAAAATTGGGTTGCACATGGAACTCTATCGTCGCAATGCAATGTTTCCAGAACCTTCATGGATAGCAAATCTGTCTATGTTAGATTTGATCCTCAATCAAATCCGGATTTTGACCAATACTTGTATTACAATTTATATAACATTGATCAAAATTCTCAAAATTGGTTGTTTCAGTTTTCAATGCAAATGTCAACGGGGTATCTTTCCAGCAGAGAGGTTGAAATCCCCTTTGATATTAAGATCAAACCAAATACTGAAACTGGATCAGTCTATTATTTAAGAAATGACGGATGGAGCACAACTTTTGACCCGGACAAAGTTTTAAGGTTGAAATTTAAGATTTCAATGGTTCCGGACAAACAAGCCGTGATCCCCATTGAATCTGCTGATGTTTCTATTCCAGGCATACCAGTTGATTGTAATTTAGTTTTCCGATTTTTTAGAAATCAAGAAAGCAAAACAGACTATTACACCGACATTCGGGTGTTCGACATGAATTTCGGCCTTAATGAAGATGACCTCGAAGTTCCGGCCTTCATTAATTATGATATGCCTATTACCGACAATCCGATCAATAAAGAAAAGATCGAGAACATCATAGGCAGCGCCCCCGATTATGCCAATAAGGAAACACTTTTTAAAAAGGTCAAATACGACGAATCCGCCGAAATTGCCCCGGTCAACTGGCAGCACAAAGATGATACGTCCCAATATTCCCTTTCCGAGATTGTCCTGCACGAAATTGCTTCCAATAACCGGCAACCCCGGCAGATTCTTTCAGGTGTCATCACAGGGTCAGCCATCGACACCCTTATGATATTTCGCGACTATACCGTCGCGGATCAACCTCTGTTTTTTGCCAAACAAGTAACCTACAACCTCCACCAGGAAGAAGTTTCCGGTAAATTTGAAGAATACCTCTATTTCGAAAAAGTCGCCACCATAATCGACCAGGCCGTCATTTCCGAAAATTTCAGCTCAAACAATTCGGATCCCATCACTTCTTCAAAAATTGGCGAAGGCAGCCGCCTGAAATCAATAAACTGGGACGATATTGCAGGTAAACCCCGCGCTTTTCCACCATCACGTCACTCCCATGGCGATGAGGAAATGTTCCTGTTCGATGGCAAAATATCAATTAATGACGACGGCGATATCCTTTTCGGTGCAAAAAGCATCTTCAATGCCGACGTCCACATCAATGGCAACATCTACCAAAACGGCCAAGCCTACGAAACCCACGCCGAACAACTCTACACCACCAAAGACTTCATAATCCAGCGCGACGGAGCCACAACCGCCATAGCCGCCGGAGAGATAGCCGGAAGCAAAATCCTGAAAGCCGACGGCACCAACAACGTCATATTCGGCACCACAAACGATGCCGTAGCCCGGATAGGCTGGGAAGGCGACGCCCTGCAAGCAATCGCAACCCGCCAAGATAATCCTACAAACAACGGCCACGCTGTCTGGTCAGATGCTGACAATATGTTTCTGACACGGTCGGCGGCGTTTGATTCGGATAAGTTAGGGGGTCATGCGGCTGCGGATTATCCAAGAAGGTATATAAATGAAACAATATCTGGTCTTTATGATTTTGAAAATGGCATAAAAGCTTTATCTGTTGAATCCGGGTTGATAAAAACGGAGGCCGGGGATAATAATCATATAACAATCGAAACTTTTGCAGGGGAGAATACTTCGGGTGATATTTATCTTCATACCGATAGTAGCGGAGATTATTATCAAGGCGTTGTTGATATAAATACAGACCTTGAAGTGTTGAAATCAATTCGTGTAGGTGATAACTTAAAATCACAATCCGCCTTTGTAGGGGGGTTTGCAGGTCAAAACTGGCTGCTTGACGGTTCAACAAATCATCTGACACTTGACCGTCTTACAGTTCGTGGAAGGATGGACGTTTATGAGTTGGTCATCAATAAAATAAGAGCGACAAATGGTAGTTTGTGGGTGAGTGATTCGGCAAAAGTTGTTAGCGTCAGCGAGGATGATACTTATTACTATCTCAATTTTGACGATGACGATGGTAATAGCTCACAGCCTTTCTGGGAAAATGATATCATAAAGGCACAGCAATTTACGGGAAGAAATGTGAGGGTTGTTGAAGGTAGGATAAGTAGTATTACGACTAAATTAAAGTCTGACCAAGTAGCTCTAATTAAATCAACAACAACAGGGACACCACAAGCCGGTGATGAGTTCGTGAGGATGGGTAACTATACGGACACAGACAGGCAAGGAGCCGTTTATCTAACTTCAAGTGACAATAACGCTCCTTACCTTGATGTAATTGATGGTGTTAGTAGTGTAAATTATACGGGCTCTGATAAGGTAAAAGCACGTTTAGGAAAGTTGGATGGAATTACTGATACTGACTTTGGGGGCACTCTTTCAGGCTACGGATTATACTCTGAGAATGTATATCTTAAAGGTAAAATTGTTGTAACAGGTGGAAATGCTGAAACTCAATCAGGGGCACAATCCAAAGCAGATACAGCAGAAGGTAATGCAATTTCAGAAGCCGAATCTAAAGATAATACACTTATAGGTAATTATTCATTAGGCAGTCTTGACAGCCTTGCATATAAAAACACCGTAGAAAAAGCAGAACTTGGAACGACAGTAATTCAAGGAGGATATTTAAGAACTGACCTTATTGAAGCAGGAACAATAGTTGCTGAAAAACTGGCATTCACACCTACTGACAGTGATAATATCATAGGTACAATAAATACCAGTACAGAAGGTCTTGAAATTAATGCTGACATATCAGTTAATTCTTTTCCTACCGTTTCTGATGTAGGCTGTCGGTTGCTTGTTAGATTTGATAATTCCGGAATTGAAGCTACCGGAAATTCACCTTTACAAACAGAAAGAGAACCAGATTATTATGAAGGAGTTGCTGGAATGTCTGCTGATTTTCGGAATACAAATCAGTATTTCCGAATGCACTACCGATATGAATTAGGCTATTCAGGCAATTATCTGATATATAGCCTTTGGTTCAAGGCTGCAAAAAATAGTACAAACAGAGCCCTTGTTACTCAGAAACTTTCTGGAAGTAGTTTGTATAGAGGTTTGCTGATAACAAGTTCAAACCAAATCAGAATGGTTGGGCGTGACAGCTCAGACGGTTATCAATCTGTTGGGTCATCATCATCGGATTGGAATGAAAATGAGTGGACACACGTCATAGGCAGGCAGCACAGTGATAGAATTGAGCTTTGGATTAACGGAAATAAGATTGGTGAAACCAATATGGGTTCCACAGCCAGTTTTGACCGGGATATTGACGTAGGATTAAGATACAATGACGCTTATCCTTTCGATGGTTTTATTGATGAATTGAGAATTTATCAATATTCAAGAATGGAGAGTTCTGTTACAAGTGATCTGGCTAAATTTTACAAGTCTCTTTATTTATATCCTGCTGGCAACGCCGGTGGAAAAATAAGTGCTAATCAGGTAAGAACAGGCGAGCTACTTTCCCAAAACTGGGAAAATGGAAAAGGAACCCGGTTCGATTTAAATGCAGGGTTGCTGGAGATGAAGAATAATGCAGGTGACACCATTTTTAAGTTCGATTCCGGAGATCAAACTGCAAAGATAGCAGGGTTTGAGTTTGATGAAGACTCTTTATTTAGTGATACCGTATCTTTAGGTTCAGGAAGTTTAGCACTTCAAGATAGTGCAACACTTTATTTTTACAAAAACAATCAAATAAATTACATTGCCCCAGGTTCTGATATATTTTACGGTAATAATTCGCATGGTCTAAAGATGGTTTCAATGCCATCTTCATATACACCTACTTCACAAAATGAAAGAGCACAAATATCATTAATTGACACATCAATTGATCAATATGATGAACAAAGATTAATTTATTTAAATGGATTAATCATAACAGCCGGACAGAGATTTATTAATTTAACAAGTAATACAATACAAGCGAATCAAATAGCAGATTACAATGTTATTTATACAACTGATAGTCAATTATATTTACCCAGTTTATCAACAAATGATAAGTCTGATAGCGGCTATGTTGCGAAAGGGAAAGAAATAACAATAATAAATAAATCAGGAACTAACTTATTAATACAAAATGTTGAGAGTGGAAATTTTAGTATAAGTAATAATACTTCTACAAAAGTGATAGTTGGTGATGACAGAAAATTTTACAAAATAACTTAATCAAACACTTATGACACAACCGAAGAAAGCACAACCGAAAAAGGCAGAACAGGCCAAAAAAGCCCCCGCCGGGCCAACCAACCAGGAACTGTTCGACCTCAAATCAGCCATTGAACAATTGAAAAAAGGCGGATCCAACAGCTTCAAACTGGCCATGATGGACAACGAGGACCTTATTAATCCCGAAGTCCGGAAACTCAACGAGCTGCAGGAGCCATCCGAAAGTTTCAAAAAGTACCAAGAAGAATACCGCCAACTCTTACAAAAACACGCCGAAATTGATGAGAATACCGGCGCTCTGGCACTCTATTCTCAACCTTATGGCCAAGGCGTCCGGGTCAGCAACCCCGGTCCAAATTCGTTCTTTAATATCGTAAATGATGAAGAAGGCTGGAAAAAGGCAATCAAAGACCTGCAAGAAAGGCATAAGGACACCCTTACAGAGCGCGATAAGCAGATGAAGGAGTTTGAGGAGACCCTTCAAAAGCCAGCCAAAAAGATCAATTTCGTTAAAGTGGGCCGGGCTGCAATTCCGGGAAATGTAGAAGTTGGATACGAAGAGTTGAGGACGTTTCGGAAATGGATCATAAAAGAGTAAATCCAAAAAACCATGCCAGTTCTATGCTACAACATTCCGACGCATTTTTTTCTCAATTGTGGTCATTTATAACAGGGGTAATTATGTCGGTGATAGGCTACTTTTTGCCCGTGAAAGACATTGTCCACCTCATTCTTTTGTTTTTCATCTTAGACGTGATTTTCGGATATTGGGCCGCCCGTCGCACCCGCGGCGAAAATTTTTCAGCCAAAATAATTTGGAACACAACAATCCCCCGGATGGTCCTTTCACTTGTACTAATTTTAGGAGCATTCATGTGGGATACGACCTTCGGGCAGGACTACATCGCTACATATAAGATCGTCGGATGGTTCATAGCTGGCATATTGCTTTTCTCCATCGGCCAAAACGGTTACCAAATAACCCGCTGGCGTGCATTTCGCCACATCGGCGACGCGATTGAAAAAAAACTGGGCACAGAAATAACAACAAAAGATCATGAGAGAAATAGTTAGAATAATCATTCACTGTTCCGACAGCGACAATCCCGATCACGACGACATTTCCGTAATTAGGGAATGGCATACGTCCCCGTCCCCCAATGATCCATCAAAGCCATGGAGCGATGTCGGATATCATTATTTCATCCAGTCCGATGGGACCATCCAGAAAGGCCGCGACGAAGACACCATCGGCGCCCACGCCCTCGGTTACAACGCCAACAGCATCGGCATTTGCCTGCACGGCCGGCACAATTTCACCGAAATTCAATTCCGGCACCTGGCCAATCTCATTCAGCACATCCGCAAAGACCATGATATTTCCGAAATTGAAGGGCATTACCATTATGATTCCCATAAGACGTGCCCCAATTTCAATGTTTCAAAATTCAAAAAAAACTATGACCTATGAGCATTTTCAGCAAATTACTCGGAAAAGACGGCGGCATCATCGGGCAGGTCACTGGCATTGTCGATAAAGCTATCACAGACAAGGACGCCCGCGACAAAATGATCTACCAGATCAGCCTTCTCATGATGCAAAGCAGAATCGCCCCGTATGTTAGAGCGATCATCGGCATCATCATTGTCGTTTCCGTCATGTTCTTCGGCGATTCCGTCACCCTCTCGAACGACGGCCAGCAATATGCCCTTTACGCCGTCCTGGGCTACTATTTCCTCGACCGCGTCTTCAGCTCCCTCGGCGCCGGAAAAAACAAATAATTTGTTGTACCCTCGTTGTACCACGACTCACGCAACACCCGCCGGTCGGGTTTAGTTCTTTTCCCGCCCGGATCACAA